CAAATACCATCCAACTATTAGTTGCTGATATTCCTTTTATTACTAATAATCTGGGTCTGAATCCTGTATAGATAAATGGTCCATCTTCATTACCATTTCCTTCATAATTTCCAAATTTTTGCATTCCTTCAACATCTGCCCAAACATATGCCACATAAGTATTACCACTTCCATTTACTTGACCATACGCTGTAAGTGATAATAAACTCGTTGTTGGGTCAGTTGTAAATGGACCATTAGAACCTTGATTTTGATACCAAGAAGCATTACTATTTAATTCACCAAAAGAATCATAATCACCATTATTATTTCCTTGATGCCAAACATTCCACCCATTACTAGAATTTCTTTGTTTAATAATTGTCATGGCAGGTTTTACTCCAAGTCCATGTGCTATTGTGCTACCTGAAGAACCATTTCCTGTATAAGTTAATATACTAAATTTTGCAGCATCATTTGTTTGTCTTGTAACTGTTATGTCTCCTGAACTATCTGATGTAGTTGTTCCTCCATTAGCTCTCCAACACCAAGCAACATGCACGCCTCCATCATTAGCATCATTAGTATATAAATTACTACTTGCACCTAAAGTAAAACCATCTGTACCTACTGCTGATATGTCTTGTCCATTTGTTATGTTATTTTCAGCTGCAGTAGTGTTACTAAATAATCTTTTACCACCAGTGCTTGATATACCTCTTGATGTATCATATAGTCTATGAGAAAAAGCACTACCTCTACTTTTAAACCAAATGAAATCAGGCTGGAAGCCTAAACCTGTGATTGCCCTACCAGTAGTTTCATCACCAGTCCAAATAACAACACCAAATTGTTTAGTGGGGTTTTCTGTTTCTCCATCATCTCCTGCAGGGTCTATGTCATCTGATATGGGTAAGTTAGCTGATGATGGTGCTAAAAATCCTGTTGGTGGTGAGTTTTGAAAATCACCAAAACCATTTTCATCTGCATTACCACCTGCAGTAAAATCCCCTGCTCCTGTAGAATCGTGTCCACCATTTATATTCATATGTATTGCTGAATTAGCTCCACCAGTAAAACTACAAACAATGTGATATACTTCTGTAGCAGAGATAGATATAGTATGTTTTAAACTATTATCTAAATACATTTTTATTTCATTATCTACTCTATTAATAGTCATAGCTAAAACTCTAGCTG